TGACTTCCGGCCGGGCCGGTACGAAGTCCAGCTATGCGGCGATCAGGGCAACGTATCAGATCGCATCGGATCCGAATGGTTCCGTGGTGGTCCTGCGCAAACGTCACAATAAGCTGCGGAAAACCGTGTACAAGGAGATGATCCGCGGCATTAACCGGCTGGGGATAGCAAAGAGTAAATTCCATATCGGCAAGTCGCCGATGGAGATCAGGTATAAGAAGCATAACACGACCATCTACTTTTCCGGTTCTGACGGCATCGACGATACCAAGGGTATCATTGACGAGGACAAGCCGATCAAGCTGGTTGTCCTGGATGAGCTGACCGAATTCTTTGACGACGGTGAGGGCGGGGACGAGCTGGCCAACATCGAGGCAACCTTTGTCCGGGGGAATAAGAGCGGCTTCCAGATGATCTATCTGTATAATCCACCAAAGAACCCGAATGCGCCGATTAACCTGTGGTGCAAGAAGATGAAGCAGCGTCCTGACTGCATCCACATCCATACCGATTACCGGGATGTGCCGGTGGACTGGCTGGGGCAGGACCTGATTGAATCAGCCCTGATGATGGAGCAGACGGACCAGAAGCTGTACCGCTGGACGTGGCTGGGTGAGCCGATCGGCGTGGATGAGCTGATCTACTACATGTTTGATCCGGAAAAACACATAGAACAAAAAGAGTTGACGGAAGCCGAGAAACACGGAATGGGCGAGATCGGTATCGGTATTGACTATGGCCAGAAGAATGCAACAACGTTTGAGGCGTTCGGCATAGATTATGCGTGCCAGGTGGTCAGGGGTCTGGACGAGTATTATCACTGCGGCAAGGAAGAGGGGCAGAAATCCCCCAGCGAATATGCGCAGGATCTTAAGGTGTTCTGCGAGGAGATAGCCAAGGAATATGACCGGGCAATCAGCTGGATCTATATTGATCCTTCCGCTGCCGGACTGAAAGAAGAGATCAAACGGATTATGCCGGGAATCATAATCAGGAATGCCGACAACACGGTAAAACTTGGTATCGGACGGGTACAGAAGCTGCTTTCCTTTTCACGTCTGATTTTGAGTTACAGGCAGGTGCACCTCATCAGGGAAATGGGCCTGTATGAGTATGACCCGAAAAGTATAGAGCGGGGCAAAGAGGAACCGCTCCAGGTTAATGACCATTGCCAGGATGCCACAAGATATCTGGTTATGGGAGCCTGGAATAAGATCAAGATCGTTCTGCCTGTGACAGAGCGGAAATAAGGAGGTGATGACATTGATACAGTATGAAAATATCCAGAAAGCCCTGGGAGTAGATATCGCCATATCAAAACGGATGGCCGCGAAGATACTCCTGTGGTCCAGACTATACCTGGATGAGGCACCATGGCTTAAGGACGACATAAAAAGCTTAAGCCTGCCGGCCGCAATCAGCACGGAGATGACAAGGCTTGTAACGATGGAGCTAAAATATAATATGACCGGTGGCTCACTGGCTTCCTTTCTCTCCGGGCAGTTTCAAAAAGTGTATGCGGACCTTCCCAGATATGTTGAGTATGGCTGCAGCACCGGCGGACTGGTGTTTAAGCCGTATCTGGAAGGAGATAAAATCGCCGTGGACTATGTGCAGGCGGGAAACTTCTTTCCAACGGCGTTCAACAGTTCCGGCCAGATAACGGCCTGCGTCTTTCCGGAATTCAAGCAGACGGGCCGAAAACTGTATACCCGGTTAGAATACCACAAGTATCAGGACAACGTGTACTCCATCGTGAACAAGGCCTTTGTCAGTAACTCGGCAGCGATCACGATGGATAATATTTACAGCCTGGGAAGCGAGATTCCGCTAAGCGAGGTGGACGGCTGGGCAGACCTGGAACCCTATGTTGAATTCTATCATGCGACCGGCTCCCTGTTTTCGTACTTCAAGGTGCCGATCGCCAATAACATTGACACGAATTCCCCGCTGGGGGTATCCTGCTATGCCAGGGCCGTTAACCAGATCAGGGATGCCGATCAGCAGTACGGCGCCACGCTTTGGGAATACCGGTCAAAAGAAACGGCCATTCAGGCAGGGGATGAATTTTTCCAAAAGAACAGAAATGGCGAGATCGTACTGCCAAAGGGGAAAGAGCGTATCTACCACGCACTGGGCGATGTGACGGGGAAGGACGGGGCGCCCTTTTTTAATGCCTATTCGCCGGATATCCGCGACCAGAGCTTTTTCAACGGGTACAACCGGATCATTCAGAAGGTAGAGTTTAACTGCGGTCTGGCCTATGGCACCCTGTCCGACCCCCAGACAGTGGATAAAACCGCAGAGGAAATAAAAGCCAGCAAGCAGCGCTCATATGCTACCGTAAAGTCCATTCAAAATAGCCTGGAGGCGGCTCTTAAAACACTCCTGGATGCCATGGCGGCCTGGGTAGAAATAGGGGGACTTCCCTGCAAAGGCGGTTATGATGTCGCATTCGACTGGGATGATTCAATTGTTGTTGACAAGGATAAGGAGAGGGAGCAGGACAGGAAGGACGTAAGCATGATGATTATGAGGCCCGAAGAGTACAGAGCCAAGTATTATGGCGAGACACTGGAACAGGCCGCTAAGAATCTGCCAGAACCGGCCGCAGTGGAAGAGTAGGTGATCTAAATGACACCGGAAGAGATGGAGAAGCTGCCGAAGCCACTGGAACGAATCATGACGGCCCTGGAGCTGTCGGTTATGGCGGAAGTCGTGGAACGGATCAGGAATGCGGCGGAGATTACACCGCTGATCGACTGGAAGCTGTCCCGGCTGGCAAAAATCGGAACCAGCAGGAGCCGGATCCGCAAAATGATAGAAGACGCCTTAAAGGACAGTGAGCTACAGATAGATGATATCTATAATCGGGCGGTAGAATCGGACTATGCACGGCATAAAGAGCTTTACGATGCCGCAGGCAGGGATTGTGTACCCTACAAGGAAAACCCGTGGCTGCAGCAGGTTGTAGGCGCTGTGAAGCAGCAGACCAAAGACAGCCTGCGGCCGATGGAGAACATTACCCAGACGACCGGCTTCAATGTCATGCTGGGCAAGAAACGGGTATTTACGCCATTGTCAGAGTATCTGGAGCGTAGCCTTGATAAATCCATGATGGGAATTGCGTCAGGCACGCATACCTACAGCCAGGCAATCAACGAAGTGATCCAGGAGATGACCAACAGCGGCCTGCGGGTGGTTGATTACGCATCCGGTAAATCTGACCGCATAGAGGTTGCTGCCCGCCGGGCGGTGATGACAGGCGTTGCCCAGATGGTTGACAAGGTCAACGAACACAATGCCGAACAACTGGGAACGGACCACTGGGAAGTAGACTGGCACATGGGAGCCAGAAACACCGGCACCGGCTATCGCAACCATCAGAGCTGGCAAGGCAAAGAATATGACGGGAAGGGCATGAAAGAGGTCTGTGGCCTGGGAGAAATGCTGGGCTTTGCAGGAATCAACTGCTACCATATCCGGTTCCCGTTCATTCCCGGAATTTCGAAGCGGAAATATACCGACGAATGGCTGGAGGAGCAGAACCGGAAAGAGAATGAGAAAAAGACCTTCCGGGGAAAGAAATATGATACCTATGGTGCACTGCAATACCAGCGCAAGCTGGAGCGAACCATACGAAAACAGAAGCAGGATATACTGCTTCTGGAGAAGGCCGGGGCCGATAAGGATGATATCGTAGCTGCCAAAAGCCGCAGGAGGGTGACGGAAAAGACCTACGTGGATTTCTCTAAGGAAATAGGATTAAGGCAGCAGCGGGAGCGGCTGACGATTCCGAAAGTACAACCAGCAGCAGCGGAGGCTATACGGAATACAAATACTAAAGTAGAATATAATCCCAATAACGATTATACGGTAAAGCTTCCGGGACATTCGGATGAAGTGAATCGGGGATTATCAAAGGCGATTGAAAGCGTTGCAATAAAGGGGACACAAGATGGTAATGAGCACATGCACCTTGTAGACTTAAAGAGCGGGTCTGTAACTTACTACGAAACGAATGGTCAGCCCGGTGAGGTTGGTTATGATTTCTGGAAGTTCTTGAAAAAGTATCCAGGGGAAACATTTGCTTTTGTTCACAATCATAATGTCGATAGCTCATTCTCTGAACCAGACATAAGAACCTTATTGAGAACGCCAGAAATATCCATGATGGTAGCGGCCAGAAATGATGGCGTGAAGTACATAGCTGAAAAAGGAGCTACTGTACCAAACACCACCTGGTATGATGACTTATACCAAAAAGAAATTGATGTGTTGAACAAAGCGCACAGAGATGGTAAAATAACATCAGCAGAACGCTCATTGCAGCGAGAGCTATTAATCGTGGATAATCTGCTTAGAGACTATACGAAAGGCGGTAAATTGATTGAGTACGATGGAAGGAAATAAGGACTGGGCCTCTTACACGTTGAAAGAAGTACCCTTTTGGCGGGATGATATGACCCCGGAAGAGTATGATATTGAAAGGGAATATTATGCGAAGAACTTTCATCTGGTAAGGGAAGGAAAATATGTCCCACTGTGGAAGCAAAAAGAAATGAATTGTTAGAAGCGGAAATTTCCGGAGCTGGCTTTGATGTGCAGCATAAGGTGTTTGAGATACTTGATAGAGAGGTTATGTTAAATATGTCAGAAAGAAGTTTGACTGAAACACAGCAAACAAAGATTGAAGAAATCAAACGGGAATGGATCGCAGAGATTGAAAAGTTGCCGGAACTCCCCAGGGGAAGGGAGGTTCTGGATGGTGGCGGCGGGCGATACAGAGACCTTGAAATTAAGTATCGTAAGAGAATAATGGAAGTTATGGAGGCATCTGAGTAACCAGGTGCTTTTATTATGCCAAAGTTGCGAATCGCAACAGAAAGGAAATTTAAAGATGAGAGAATTATCAACGATCCAGAAGAGAGAGAAGTTAAACAGAGTTTTTGCAGAGGATGAACCAGGCAATGGTGGAGCGTGTCACGAATATGCAATCAACTGGGATGCCGACAATAACGGATATATCAGCAGCCAGGGAATCAAGTTCCAAAACGGGGCCAGAAAAGACAGAAAATCGGCTCATGGCGTTCTGGATACAGACTTGCTTGAAATTGTGAGAGACAGGTTAAAATGCTTCCAAGCTGGCCCATACTCTTCCAGAGAAAATGCTTGTGCACTTACTCACATCGAAGAAGCTCTTATGTGGTTGAACCGTAGAGTTGAGGACAGGATCGAAAGAAATGTTCTTGGTGCTAACGAGAAATAGGGGGTGATCTGAATATCTCCCTTTAAGGCGCAGGGTTTAGCGTCTTATTTTTATGTCCGGAATGACGTTTAAACTACCAAAATACTCTTGCGGACAGAGATATAAACAACCGTATCACAGCGGCGACACCGCATATAAAAACAGCGTGATCAGAAAAGGAGAGACTTATGGAATTTTTAAAAGATATTTTAGGAGAAGAACTTTATACCCAGATCGAAGGTAAGATCAATACGCATAA